TTGCCGTATACATATATTCAAATACTTCAAGTTCCTGGCTAATTATCCCCTCAGGGTAGCCAATCTTACCTTGATGTATGGCAGCTTGTAAGCCTTCCATTAGCTGCTGCTTACTTGAACTTGTGAACTTTAAGCCCTGTATCATTACCCCTTCTCTTTGTAAGTCCTCAAGGATAGGGTCGCCAACCCCCGTACTATCGACAAGGATAGGGCATTTAGGCAGCCTAAGTATAGTTTGCTTGGTATTATGCCAATCCATTTGAAAGCGGTCAAAATAGGCTACATTCCCGTCTTCGTCTAAACCTATGATAACTGTCCAATCGACCGACTTGGCAAGGTCAATCCCATAAGCTACAATCGGCATTGTTGTTACTGGGTGTATACATTTGCGAATGTATTGGCTACCAAATGGGTTTGCTGCGTTCTCCGCAGGGTTTGCCATATACTCCTGCTCAAACACAACCTCTGGCAGTTGCTTCCTTGCATCGTCTATTTCGTTGGGGTCAATGTAAGGGTTATCGTATGTTGTAAACTTAAAGCTTTGCCAATCGGGTTCTGCTTTGCTAAACAAACTAAAGAAGTAGTTTTTACCTTTAGGGGTGCTAAGAAATATAGCTTTACCCTTATAGTCTGTTAAGGTAGGTCTTATTGAGTTAAGCCACCCATCTTCAAGGTTAGGTATAAAGGAAGCTTCATCTATTACGGCTAAGTGAAACTTTAGACCTCTAAGATTGTCTAACCTTTCCCCCGTAAAGAAGCGTATGCTTCCACCCGTTATGAATGTAATAACAAGGTCGCTTTCGTTCTTAGAGTATATTTCTAATGGCAATAGGTCTACTATCTCTTTAAAAAATATCTTTCCTAATTGGTAAGTAGGTGTAATGTAAGCTACACGCTTTTTATTTACTGCCGTGTCAATGCTTATCGTTTGGCTAATCAAGGACTTACCAAATCTTCTACCTGCCATCATTACAATAAACCTACTATCGCATTCAATTACTTGCTTTTGCGCTAGGTGTGGGTTATGTAACTTCAAGCCTATTGTCTGCATTATCTATCGTAAGTTATTTTAATCTCACTTACTTCGTGTTTGTTCTCGGACTTCTCTACTAAGCTATTTAATCGCTGAGTTATGCTTGGATTGTAAACCCCTGCCATACCGCCTTCTATTTGGTCTTGCCTAATTGTTTTCCTAATACGCGAACAGATGCTACGAAATTCCTCGTAAGCATTATCTGTGTTAGCGAAATATCTATCTATATTGCTCACAATACCTTGATTGTAACAATAGTTTTCAAAGCCTTCAATGGTTAAAGGTCGCTCTCTTAATCTGTAAACTTCGTCTCCGTCTTTGCCTACGAAATCGTGTACTCTAATAGGATTGCTTTTACAATATTCGCAATACTCGGTAAAGTATTGAAGCATTAACTCAGGCGTTTCTATTGATTTATGTCTACCCATCTATCTTGTTTTTATAGTGTTGGCATATCCTATCCATTACGGAAAGGTAATATGTGTTAAAATCTTTGTAGCCTTCGTTGTCTTGTTCGTATGTCTTGTATAAGATGCCCCTTAATCTTTGGCTCGGTGTCTTAAAGGTGTCTGGGTCTGCCTTTAGGTTTTCTATTATGTCTTGCTCTTCTTTACTAAACGGCTCTTCTTTAATTGCTAAGTAGCAGAACTGTTGGTTAAGTTGAAATATATCCGCAGCATCTTTAGGACTTAGTTCTTGGGTTGCTAAAGTTAGTTTGATTGTTTTGTCTTTGCGTGAGGCTATGCTCTCTACTTGGCTTGATAATAATATCATAGTATTCCATTAATTATGTCGTTTGCTTCGTCTATTGCATCTTCTTGGTCGAGGTAAGTATCTACGTCTGCTATATGCTTATTGATTAAAGTTTCTGCCATAGCATAGGTGTAGTGTCCTATTGTGGTCATATCATCTCCGTTTTTACCCGTCTTACATACCGCAAGGAAGTAAGCTTTGTGGGTTAAGAGTAGCCATATAGCGTTTAACTTTCTCATCTGCCTTGACCTCTATATGCTTTTTCTCTGGGCGTGTGCTTGTTAAAGGACTTCTTTGCAGAACCTCTTTTGCGTTTCCCAAAGCTAACTTTGTTATTGTTCTCTTTAATCTTTGCCATAATTCTTTGAGTGTATGTCTTTTAGTAACTCTTTATATTGTTTTTTGTCTCCGTATTCTATGTGGCACTTCCTACACAATCCCATTAGGTTTTCAATCGTGTCTTTGTCTTTGCTGCCACCCATTCCCCTCGCCTCAATATGATGTATGTCTACCGCTTGTGAGCCACACACTTCGCAGGGGATAAAGTCCGTTTTTTTATACCCCATTCCCTGCAAATATATTTGTGTGTGTTTCCTCATAGCTTTCCCATTAAATTTTCCGTTGATTAATAATTAAAAATTTAACTATGAGAAATTAGTTTATTATAAATATAAGTTCGGTCTAAATTTATCTCCCCAAAGTTATAGTTCTTTTCGCAGAACTCAAATAACTTTTGTCCGCTTTCCTTTCGCATATCCGCATCGCTTACTAAATCTTTGATGTGTTTGTACCAATCCTTCTGGCTTTTAACGTAATGCACGGGCATATCTAAGTAAGGATTGACATAGCTAACAATAGCAGGGTTCTTTTTAGCAGCCGTTTCTAATACCTTTAAATTTGACTTCATAGCATTGAACTTGTTATCTACCAATGGAATAACTGAAATATCGCTATCAGTGTATGCCCCCATATATTCTGTAACCTTTGCATAGTTATAGATTGTCGGGTTAAGCTTTAGTCCGCAAGTAAACGCATCAATCATTTTATCCCAAATAGGTTTCTCCCCATCGTTGTAACCTGCTATTACTGTTCTTATATTCATACCTTGAAGACGTTTAAAAGGCTGCCTTAGTATTTCTAAATCTCGTTCGTGCGTTCCGCTACCTGACCAAAACAATCTTACCTTGTAATCTTCGGTCTTGTTATCCTGGAACTGCTCTTGTCCGTAGGGTAAAGCGTTTGGTAAGATGTGAACGTTCTTATTGTAAGGACTTATCTCTGCTGCTAACCTTTCGTGAGTGCAGGTGCATAGGTCTGCTATCTTTAAGTAATCGGTAATCTGTTTGCCGATGTTATTGTATTTGTATCGGTAATATAGAAGATGGCTTTCGCTAAGTTCCCAATGGTCATCGTTATCGACTACTAACTTAAAGCCGTACTTAGTTCGCCAGGTGTCCATTTGCTTTGCATCTATCTCGTTAAGCATTCTATTCATTAATACAATATCCCAACCTTGCTCTAATAACTCGTCATTTAATACATCGGTAATAAGTGCGTACTCTTTTTCCAAGTGTACTATTGGCATCATAATTCTGTGCAGTCCTACGCCTGAGTTAGCTGAAGTTATACAAAGTATTCTCATTATGCTTTAAGTATTTGTGTTATTGGAATTAAAAAGCCTTTTGATGTATTATTGTCGCCACCATTTTTCATATACATATTGTTTTTAAAATAGTATCTTAGTTTTTCTTTTAATTTTATAACATCAAATATTAATGCAAAGTTTAATTCATTAATTTTATAAATCCAATAGTTAGCATCAGTTGTAGCAATACCAGATGGCTTACCCCTTGACTCGTATTCTATAAATATATTTCCTGTTATATGAGCCATTGTATCACTTTTAACTTCAACTTTTGTGCCTTCAGAAAATATATTTTTAACCCAATCTTCTGCAAGTTCTCCAAAGTTTAAATCGTGTGTGAAACTTGAAGAGTATTTCATTTTTGATTTTTTATTAAAATTCGCATCTTATATTCTTTTGGTTGTGATAGATGTCTTGGTATTTTTCCCAGACACTTTGCGCCCGTGCCAAGCTTTCGTCTTTCATTCGTCTGTACTCCGTTCCGTTGCCGACATCGTGTCCTATGTGTTCCGACCTCATATCTGGAAGGTAATAGTTAGTAAAGCCTGAGATAGTTGCACGTTCCCCATAATCTCTGTCTTGCATTCCATAAGGGTCATAAGCTTCATTGTAACCCCCAACCGCATCTATTAGTTCACGGGTAATAAAGTTATCTCCAAAAGGGGTATGCGTTTTATGTACCCCGTCTTCTAATGGCGGTAAAGCTTCTACACAATGTATTCCAATAATGCCTGTCTTTTCTATTCGTTGTGCAAACAAAACAAACTTAGCTAACCAATTCTCAGGAAGTAAAATGTCATTAGCTAATAAACAAACCGCATCATAGTTCTGCGTTATGCGTAACCCTGCATTAACCCCGGCTGCTATGCCTCGCTTTATTTTAGATAAGTCATATCCTGTAAAAGGATAATTAAAAGTTTCGTGTGTGTCGCTGCCATTGTCTATTAAGAAGCAGTCCGCATTGTAACCAGAGTTAAAAAAATTTTGCTTAATTACACGTTGCGTTAAATCGTGTCTGTTTTGTGCAAGTAATAAAATAGCTACTTTCATTATCTTATGTTTGAGCCGATTTCCCTTGCCGGTACTCCTGCATATTTAGTATTTGGTTTTGCATCTCCTTTTAAGAAGGCACTTGCTCCAACCATACAATTTTCTCCTACGTTTGCAAATTGATGCAGAACTGCGTTAAGTCCTATATTAGCACCTTTGTCTACAATAGAATGCCCACCTATTTTTGCTCCGCAACTTATTGTTACATTGTCTAAGATTGTGCAATCGTGTCCTATGTGTGCGTGTTTCATTATAAAACAATTATTGCCAATAAAGGTATCTATTTCGGTTCCGGCATCTATTGTTACAAGTCCTGTAATAACATTGTTATCGCCTATGTATACTTTTCCTTTTTCTTTATTCCAGAACTTCTTATGCTCTGCTTTGTCTCCGATAATACAATAAGCACCAATGTAGTTTCCGTCTCCAATAATTACGTTATCGCCAATGATAGCGGTGGGGTGGATAAAGTTAGCCATTCTTTTTTTTATTTTTAGGTTGTAAATCGTACCATTCGTAAAGCCTTTTAATCATATCAAATATACAATGGCTGCACCAAACTGTCAATATAAAATCTGGACTCATATACTTGCGATAAATATGCTCATACATTTTTAAGATGTCTAAATCTATATTCCTTACATAACCATTCTGCACCATTTCGTAGTTTGGTCTATGAAGGTCTAAAAAGTTGCGGTGTTCTATTTCCATAAGTTCCACATTAGTTTTGAAAGTAAAGGTGCTACTACTCCCGGAATAAATACAAACGCTATGATGTCAGTACATATTGCAGGTAGTAAATATAAAATCAAACCTATCCAAGCTGCTAAACAACTCGTGCAACTAAACGGCTTAAAATCTAAATACCACTTCCTATGTAATTGATGTATCTCTACAAAGAATATTGCAAAGCATATCGCTGCTATAATTATCATTTGCGTAATTGTTTTTTAAGTTCTCGTTTAGTTAGTTTAAGTTCCCTATGGATTGACATATACGGGATGCCTGTAACCCTGCTTAGTTCTTTAGCGTTGCAGTTATGCTTAATAGCGTACACTCGTAATAGTTCCGCTTTATACCAATGCATCTTTGATAGTTCGTCTTCTACTTTATCAAGCAATTCTTCGTCTCTATCGTGTACTATCAATTCTACTTCTAAAGGCTTTCTATATGTGCGGTAAAATTGACTAGTATTACTTTGCATCATATTAATCATAGTGCGAACTAAATAGAACTTTAATACATTACGGATGCGCATATCAATTAATCGTTCTTCTTCCATTTCGCATAGCACCTTAAATATTTCGCTTCTTAAATCGTCTCGTAAATCTTCAGGCTGCATTTTGTCTATTGCTTCCTTTAATTCTCGGCTTTCCCAAAGTTCTAATATGATGCTATTCTTGTTCATATTCCTTTAGGATTAATTTTCCGTTTTCTTCGGTTGCTATATAACAAAAACAATTTGCCGTTTTTGCTAAATTTAAAAAAGCTATTTGGTAGCTGCTAAGTTTGTCTCCTATTGCTTTAGTCTCGCAATATACCGCTACTCCTGTTTGAGTATGAAATCCTACAACAT